AAGTTAATTATTAACTAGCTACATCATAACCAAGAATGGTTATTACTAATCTACCTGCAGAATAAGTACCTGCAGTTGTACTACCACCAGTTAAATATAAATATTGGTCTGCAGCAATACCACCACCTGTTGTTCTTACACTAACATTTTGATTACCACCATCAATAATTAAAGTTTCTGTTAAATCACCAATAGCTGTATCTTCAACACCTGTTCCTTCTGTTGCAGAATGTAAATTTATATCATCTTCACCAGTTGCAGGTTGTTCAAAACATTCCATAGATACACCAAAAACTACACCATTATCTGCTGTAGTAATTCTTCCTATATATGCAACACCAGAACCATTTTTACCAATAATGTCTCCTGCTGTGCCACCAGAATTTAATCCAGTAAGGTCAATCATAATAGTTGTCTTTACTAAATTAACATTAGTATCTACATCACTTTTAAATCTTTCTACTTGTGTAATATAAACTTCTGCTGTACCTTCAATACCTGCACTACCTACAGCTTCATTCTTCATTTTGTCACCACTAGTTACAGTAATTGCACCAGTAGTTGCATTTTTTGAAACTATCTGCATACCATTTTCAGACCTGACTGGTCCTTTAAAAGTTGTTGTTGCCATTTTATTCTCCTTAAAAAATTATATCTATCGTCTTGGCTTGTCTGCTAGGGCAGTCGATAGACAATTAAAATCCCTAGTTATTCTTCTACTTGTTGTTCTTGTTTAGTATCTTCCATTATTGCTTTAGACATAACATCTATTAGTTTCATACTTCTTTGTCTATCATCTAAGTTTTCCATATTCATAACTTTTTCTAAAGATTGACTTCTAATTTTTTCTAAATCAATTTGAGTTTTTTGTTCTGCAATTTCTGACTTAGCTAATAAATCTAATAGCTTCATTGTTTCTTTACTTTGTCTATCAAGGTCACCTTTTTCTTTTTTCATCATAGCATTTTGACCTGCAACTCCTGCATCCTTCATTAACTTAGCTTCTTCTAGTTGTAGTTTCTGAGCATCTAATGTAGATTCAACATTTAGTTTAGCTTCTTCCATTTGTAGTTCTTTTTCTTTTAATCCTACTTCAGCTTGTTTTAATGCAACTAATTGTTGTTCAGGTGATTGAGCTTGACCCATAGCTTGATTAGCATTTAATACTTGTTTAGCAGCTTCTGCCATAGCCATCTCTGCTATATTAGGTTGCTGTGCTTGTTCTGGTGGTAACTGTTGTAATCCCATTCTAGTAATACCATTAACTTGTTCTTGATATTTCATAACTGAATGTTCTTGTATATTAGATTCAAGTATTGGTTTTACTCTAGCCATTATAGGATTAGCACCATTTTGTGGGTCTTGTAAATAAGACATCTTTGTTTGTATGTGAGCATCATGGTTCTGACCTTCAAATGCTTTTATTGGAATACCTTTTGTTGCTGCCATAATATCTGATACTGGGTCCATCTGTTGTGGTTCTTGTTTAGGTGGAAGTATCTCTTCTATATTAGGTAAATTAGCAGCAGTTAATATTGTTCTATTTAATGCTTCTATATTAAACATACCAGGAGGTGATTGTTGTGCCATTTGGAGAGCCATTTGGCTAATCATCATTCTGTGTGCATTAGAAGGAATGTTAGGGTCGCTGACAGGGATNACATCAACCCTTCCATCAAAGTCCTGTTTAAATACACTTTGTTCAGCATAAGGAACTTCATATGGATACTCNNNAGGTAAATACTCATAATCTATACGTGCAAGAATTTTAAACTCTTCCTTTTGAGATTTATGTAATCTCTTATGTATAGCTGAAAAGAATTTACTTGAAGCTTCCAATAAAGCCATAGTTGTACCAACAGGTCCATAAGATGATGCATCAGAAACAATTTGTTCTGTGCTATCAGCAAACTTTTGACCTGTTGCTGTGATGAAACTTAACATCTGAAATAAAGTAGAGGAAGGCTCTTTATAGGGGAGAGGGATAATTGCCTTTGTCAAATCTACTCCAGTTGCTTCTATTTCTTTAAATTCACCAGGACTGATTGGTTCATTATCACCAACCATCCTTACACCTTTTGCTTTGAATCCTCCTGGTAAGTTTGCAAATTGACCTGCGTCTACTAGGCTTCTCATAGCTGCTGTTGCAGTCATAGTAAGATTGCCTAAGAAGTGCATCAAGCCAAACCCATAAAATCCAAATCCAGGAACAAATCTGTAGTGGACAAAATGGGAAATCTTTTGTTGTTGTTTATCATCTTTCTTATAGTTTCTTCTAATACTTAAAACTGTTTGAGATTGCTCTTCCACAGTAACAATGTAGGGAAGAGCATAGTCTTCCTCTATTTCAAGATAACAATGTTGTTCTAATAATGTGTATTGTGGGTCACTACTTTCTGTTGGAGACAATCCTAATATAGTATCCATCTTTTCTGATAAAGATGTTGGATTAGGATTAGTAGCATCAGGTAACTCTATATCATCATAAATACCTGTACGCATATCTCTAGCTAAGTCTACAGGACTTCTATAAATAACATGTGTGTATCTATCTGCTTTACGTAAGTTCGAAGCATAATAAGAAACATAGAATTGGTCTATAGGAACAAATTCAGATACTGGTCTTTTTAAGTTAGCATCATAATAAACTTTTTTAAATGCTGAACCTATAAGTGGTAAATGAAATAACATTCTTTCAAACTCATCAAAGTATTCAGGCATCTGCTCTGTTACTTGATAGTTCATAAAGTTTTTAACTCTATTAGATTGTAGTTCTCTTTCAGGAGTTGACTTACCTAATATCTGTGTTTTAACAGGACCACTACTTGGAAACATTTCCTGTATAGCTTTTGATTGAAACTTAACTGCTGATTCTATTAACATAGGATGGACAGCAGTACAAGCACCTTCAAAAGGTTCACTTGCATCTTCTATCTTTAATCCTAATAAATCAAATCCTCTTTCAAACATTGATTCCCATTCAGCTCTGGAATCTTTGTCTGCTGTATAATTGTTTATTGTATCTTCTGCTATTTGTTGTAACTCACCATCATCTAAGGTATCAGCAATGTTACCATACCATTCTTCTGTTTCACTTTCAGGATTCATTTCTATAGAGGTTTGGGTGAAGTCTACAGTAACTCCCCCATCTTCGTCTGGTTCTATAGTTGGTGCCCCTGTTGCTTCTTCTATTTGTTCTGGAAGTTCTATTACATTTGATATTGTTTCTTCTATCTTATCAAATGGATTTCTTTCTGTTGCCATTAATTATCCCCTGTTAATTCTTTTATTATAACACTAAGTTCTCCAGTATGCAACTCTTTTTTTTCTAGGCTCATCTTCCCACTCTGGGTCTTCAGGATGTTCAAGATGCCATGACTCTTTCATATAATGTATTGCCATTGTCATTGCATCAACTTGGTCATCATGAGCTGCATTTGGAAAACGTAACATTTCTTCTAATAAATCTTCTGACCATTTTTTATTATTTGGTATCCATACTTGACCTGATTCAATTAAAGGTGAAGCTGCATANACTCTAGCTATNTTATCTCTATCTGGTAAATATTCCATAACAGGTAAACCTGCTCTACGCATATCTTGTATTAATGATTGACCAGATGCTTTCTTTTCTATCATACAAACATCAGGTTTATATTCATCATACAGTTGTTGTGATATACGTCTTAGTTCTGGATATTCAAATCTACCTTTTATGTTTCCTAATAATATTAAATTGTTTTTCCAAGATTCAATTCCCTTTTCATCTGTATCCATATAAGAAAAGATACCCCATGTTTGTATAACACTAAAGTCTGCTGTTGTTCTAGTAGAAAATGCAGTATCATATGTTTGTATTATAAAATCACAAGGTGGTGGTTCATCTTGGTCCCACCATTGTATCCATTTCTTTTTTATTATTCCTCCTTCATCAGGAGTTGGGTCTTGCATATATAATGCGTTCCAATATCGTGCACCATTTGAAGCTTTAATCTCTGCTTCATCTACCTCTAGTACTTCTTTAGGCTTCCATTCTGGAAAATAACTACCACCTACTGGTAAATCTAATAACTTAGCAGATTCTTCGTCTAACCATGCAGGTATTCTTACAACTTCCCAAGGTGCAATGCTGTGTTCATCTTGTTGTTTTAATAACCATCCACACAAATCATCATAATGATACCTTGTATTAATTATTAATATAGAACCATTAGGCATTATACGAGTTCTTAGACCTGCAGGGTACCATTCTTTAACATATCTACGACCTGCTTCAGAATAAGAGTCCTCTTCAGACATCACATCATCTAATATAGCTATGTGAGCTCCACGACCTGCAATTTGTGACCTAACACCTGCAGCATAATACATGCCACCTAGGTTTGTCTTCCATTTACCTGCAGCTCTAACGTCACTTCTTAGGGAAACACCTTTGAATATGTTTGTAAATCGTTCATCATTAACAATATCTCTAACACTTCTACCAAAATCACTAGATAATTGGTCACTATGGGAAACAGTAAGGACTTCATGTTCTGGATTACGACCTATATACCAGGCAGGAAACAATTTAGAACAGATAACACTCTTAGAAGAACGTGGTGGTAAGAAAACCATTAGTCTTTTTATCTCACCTGTTTCTAATTGTTGTAGTTTTTCTGATATTACTTCTATATGTCTTCCCATCTTAAAGTCTGAGACAATAGATGGAGCCATTTGTCTAACAAAAGTAATGAAATCTGTTTTAGATTGTTGTTTAACCTTCGTGCTTAATAAACTATTTAAATCAATGAAGGGTTTAAGAGTCTCTATAGTTTCTATAGTATCCAATATACTAATATCCTATTGTATGTGTTTATATTTCTTATAAGAAAACAATAAAAGAAAAACAAAAGTACTAAATGTTTCTTATATCTTTATATATTATATATAATTATACACTACTCCCCCACTCGTGTCAACTATTATTTTATATTTAGATGAAAAGTCCTTAGATTTTGTTGCATATATGTCACTACTGTTATATATATATGCATGTGCGTGTACGTTTGGGGGTAGGGGTGCATATGTGATGCATTATGCGAGGAATTTTTGGAGAAATGTTAGCTTGTATTTATTATTAATTACTTAGCTTTCTATGAAAGCAATTAATAATTAAATACTTTATAGAATTTTGGAGTTTTGGTTCAATATTTTATGGAATTTTTGATGATGAGCCTTGNCTTAATCGTCTTGCATGTTCCATAGAATATGGAATGACACAAGACTAACAAGAACTCTTCAACTTCGTAAGTATTTGTTATTATTAATTAAATATAATATACATAACGTAGTTATGAATATATATTATATTTAATTATATTTAATATATTCATCATTTCAACAACCAATGGAGCAATAAATGAAATACATTTATAACGATTATGACGATACTATTTACAAAGTAAATATGACTCAAGAGCAATTCGATAGAAATGGATTGTGTTATTACATGGAAGAAACTACTGTTTCTGGTGAGGTAACTGTAACACCTATGATGTCTGACACAGACGTTGGCTTTGCTATAGAAGTGGAGATTGCATAATGAATTATGTATCTTGTAACCAACTTGAAAACTATTTCAAGTCTGACTCAGATAGTGATTATGTGGTGGTTATGAATCAAACAGAGTTTGATAATCATTCAGAATCTTTCTATGAGAAAGACTTAGACACAGGTGAAACAATACCTATGGTATTTGCTGATGGTGATACTTGGGAAGTATTTATTGAAAGAAAAGGAGATGATTATGATTTACGATAGTAAAACAAAAGATATGCAAATCATTCTTAGGAATGAACTAAGACAAGCTAAGATGATGCGAAAGCATCAAAGAGAACTAAAGAGGATTGGAAATCCTAAAGGTAATGGATATTTAGTACTAAGAGTACTATGTTTGATTATTGTTTTCCTGTCAGCTTTCGTTGGAACATTAATGTTCATTACTGATTGGGAATGGCAACAGCATATTACCTATGCAATAGGTACTTTTGCTTGGTTTGTATGTGTTCCTGCGTTCTCGTTAGCCTTTGGCTATTCGTTTGTTATGCAGGGTTTAGAATAATAATTAATTATAATATACATAAGGAACTTATGAATATATATTATAATTAATTAAATAACTTTTAGGAGATGATTATGAATATTACCATGACTTCAATACTATCTGGTATTACCAGAACTAAGAATATTCCTGTTACTAAATCACAGATTTATAATTGGAAGATTGCAGGTGTGCTTATACAGAACGCAATGCCTGATGTTTCTGTCACAGACAGAGAGTTTATTATGACAGGTATCACTCAAGAAGAGTGGACTGAAACATTTAACAAGGAGTAAACTATGTTTATAGATTATCACAACTTATCAAAGATAAGTGAAGCAGTTAAACACGCATATAGAAAAGGCTATGCCTTTGATGATGCAATGAGTGACCTAATGGAATTAGGTTATGAAGAGAATGAAGCAAGTGATTATTTACAAGATGCAACCTAATTAATAATTATTATATGAATATTAATGAATATAATAATAATTAATTAAATAAAGGAGTTTGTTATGACAAGAGAAATAAAATTTGAATCCAAATTACCTGATGACATAGACGAAAGGGTAGAAAAGATTCAATTAAGATTAGAAGAATTAAATGAAGAATTCTGTACTATGGCTGAAGAATTAGGCGATATAGGTTGGGACTTAGAAGGTGAATACAAAGATTTGTGGCAAGGTTCAAACAATGCTTTACAAAGTAAAAAGTATGAGTTAGAAAAAGTTTCTGACTTTAGTCAGTGGTTAAAGAATTTTCGAATAGACCCACATAGATAACAATAACAGGAGTGATTATGCTTTTTGATTTATCAAAACTACCTATCAATATTCGTAATGATATTCTTACGAATGATAGATATACGAAAATGTTCAATGAGTTCCCTAAGAAACTCTTAGGGTTCTCACAGGACTACAAGACCTCTAAAGGTCTGAAGAAAGGTGTGCTTACAGGTATACTATACCTATCACCTGCAGATAGTTCTGGTGTAAACCTATGCCCTATGTCAGAAATAGCTAAGTGCAAAGCACCTTGCTTATTTACTGCAGGTCGTGGTGCTATGAACATAGTTCAAATGGGTAGACTGAGAAAAACTCTGATGTACTTACAGTACCCAGATAAATTTAAAAGTATGCTCATTGCAGACATAGAAACTTTACAACGTAAAGCTAAACGTGATGCTATGACACCTATGGTGCGACTGAATGGTACTAGTGATATACGTTGGGAAGTAGTGTTTCCTGAAGTATTTTCCATATTTTATGGAATACAATTCTATGATTACACGAAGATATCTAATCGAAGATTAGGTAAAATATCGAATTACGACTTAACTTTTAGTTACTCTGGAGTAAAAGACTACCAGAAGTTTGTCCTTAATTCTATAAAATATAGAATGAGAATGGCAGTCGTATTTAAGAAACATCTACCTAAGACTTTCATGGGAATGAAAGTAGTTAATGGTGATGACACAGACTTACGACCTTATGACCCACAAGGTGTAGTTGTAGGTCTAATTGCGAAGGGCAAAGCTAGACATGACACGTCAGGCTTTGTTGTTAATAACTAATTAATAAAAAATATTATAAGTTTTACGAATAATATTTTATAATTAATTAATAAGGAGTTTACGAATGAAGAAACCAAACATAACTTCAGTACATTATTTCGCTGAGATAATTGCTGATAACCTTTCACACCTAGTGAGAGTAAGAAAGTCTAAGTTCAATGAAGCATATGCTAGTGCTGAAGGAACTTTGTCTACCAGAGAAGAAGTAGAAGGTGAAGTGAAGAAGATAATTCTTCAAGCATCTGCTTAATCTCTGTCTGATTGGTAACTTTGCAGGTTAACTAAAGTTACAGAATTTTTAACAATTTCTAAATTTTACAAGGAGTTACTTATGAAAGTATCACAACTAATAAACAATCTACAAACAAAAAATAGCAAAGGCTATGCAGATTTAACACCTAACAACAATGCACTTGACCACATCAAGATGATTTACATTGTAAAAAGAAGTCATGGTTGGTATAAGATTGGTGTAACCAAGAACATTGAAAATAGAATTGCACAGATGCAATCATATTCACCAGAGAAACTATCTCTAGTAGATGCTATTCCTCTAGAAGGATTAGTCTACTTTGTAGAGAGAGCAGTATTAAACACATTGAAAAATAATTTACCTGTCAACTCTACAAGTGGCGAGTGGGTTAAGTTACAAGGTGATGTCGAAGATGTATGACATGTTTAATCTGGTTGTTAGAACTATTGTTAATAGTACTAGAAGAAGTATCAGAGCAGAGAACCAAAGGAAAGCAAAGTTACTTGCTACCTATGGTATTAACTTAGAGCAACAGCCTGAAGTTAGGATTGCTTTTAAGAAGTAACATTTCTTGTAGCCCTCTGTGTAATGCAGAGGGTTATGAAAAGTGTTATTAAAAAAAATAATAAGAAAGGTATTGATTATTATTTTATTTTAATATATAATTTATTTTAGAAAGGAAATATTATGCCATACAAAGAAGTAACACAAACAGTAACAACATATCCAGACTTAGATGAAGAAGAGAAACAAGCTCTTAGAGATAACCCTAAGACTTGGAGAGTGTTTGTTACAAAAATAATTGTTGAAGAGTTTGTTATTGATGCAGATACACAGGAAGATGCTGAGCATGATGCTATGCAAAAAGCAGAGAACTTTTCAGACCCAGATGGTTCAGAGTTAGAAACTATAACTGTTGACTATGCTGAACTTGATAGATGTACCTATCAAGATGATGAGATAGAATATATACAAGAGGAGGTGTTAGATGTCACATAATGGTAACGAAGAATTAAAAGAACAAGCCTTTAATGATGTAGTAGACCAATACATAGAGCAAGGCTACACAGAAGAAGAAGCTATAGCTTTAGCTAATAAGTTTGCTGAAGACAACTCAGACTTTTGGCATGATGAAGAGCCACTAAGCTATGATGGATATGAACAAGAAGATTTATCAGACATGGATAGAGAGGAGCGTTGCATATGAGTAAAGATATAACATCTTTAAAATTTAATAAAGCAGATGAAGATAAAGCATTAAAAGATTTGTTGATAGACTATGCTAATGAGTATGAGTACGTTGTATCTATTAGCAGAGAACACCAATCATTACCTGATGAAGGAGAAGTTGCGTCTAAAATACAGATGGTAGCTGACAGATTAGGTTGGTCACTAGAAGAAGCATACGACTACGCAGACTTTATTAATCAAAGATACTAATTAATAATAATATATAGTAGTGTTAACGAATATATATTATAATTAATTAAATATTAAATGGAGAAACTATGAAGAACTTATTTGGAAAATCAAGAACAGTTGACAATCCCTATGCTACTTACAAGCTAGGTGATTTTGAATGGAGAGTTTTAAAAACTTATCAAAGAAAAGATAAAGAAGATACAAACCAATATGCTAGATGGTTTACTGTAGCTAAGTCACCTATGACACATGGTAGTTGGGAGTATGGAGATATGTATATTGGAGAACTAATGAGCATGAATCCAGAACTCACACAAGCTACTGATGAATGGAGAGATAGCTATGGTATTCAAATAAATGATAGAATACAGATAACCTTATGAAAATTTTAGGTATTGTAGAAATGGTTGTATTACTTTTAGTAATACTTTTATGGTTGATAAAAGAAAAGTTATGGTAGGAGAAAGATATGAATAAATTAAATGATAGAGAAAAATTAATATATAATTTTATGAAAGATAATAATATTTCTATAGAAGAAATAATAGATGTAGTAGTAAAGTCTAATCGCTTAGTTGGTGTAGGACTAGTAAGTTTAAAAGATTATGTGGAACAATCAATAGACAAACATCACGATAAAACTGAATCACTAGATAAAATAATGAATGGATAACATATGAAAAAATATATACACATAAACCAACACGTTATTAAAGCTAACCACAAGAACAACGAAAGAAATCCTGTGATTACTGTTAAGACATACAAGAGCAACGACTATGCTCACGAGGTACAGATTCTAGGTGAGAGTAAGGTTGTGTATAGTCCAGATAAACCTTTGTCCTGTGGTGCAAAGGTCTGGATAGAAACAGATGCAGAAGTAAATATGGTGCAGACGAGAAACACGTACAGGAAACTGCTTAAATAGATTCCTAGTCCCTTCTATCTGGGAATAAACAAAGCCATAGTGTGGTTTGTTGAGGGTTGCCCTAGTTCTTCCACTAAAAAAAGGAACTAAATTGCGAGTAATGTTTTTGGTAGTTTTTAGACTCTAAAAGAAAAAACTACCACA